CTTTTGGATTGCATTGCTTCAAATCAGATAGGAATTTTCCATATCTGGTTTCGCTATTTTTCGGAATCATGTGGGCTTCATCAACGATAACCAAGTCAGGCGGCGGGACCATATCGTAGGCACGCTGATATACGCTCTGAATACCCGCAAATGTGATAGGCTTGTCTAGGCACTTCTGGCCGATGCTGGCGCTGTAAAAGCCAAAATCTGCCTCTGGATACATACGCAGTAATGCCTTTGCATTCTGCTCCAAGAGTTCTTTCACATGAGTGAGAATCATTACTCTCGTTCCGGGATACGACATGGCATCTCGAACGATTTTCCCGAGTATGGCGCTTTTGCCGGCACCAGTGGGAGCAACAATCAGAGGATTGTCGCCACGTCCGTCTGCCCAATACTGGTACAGTCCATCAATTGCTGCTTCCTGATACGGCCTTAGTTTGAATGTCATGGGTTCACCTTCATTCTGCTTTCGTGCAGTTCTCGGCTGTTTCGTTGGTTTCTGATTATTTCACCTGTGTCAGTATCCATATACTCCACCCATCCTTCACGAGCGTCCTGAACCTCCAAATCTTTCGGCATTATTTGAGGTATGAAAAGATGGTCACCGCACACGGTTCCGAATCCATGTCCTTTGGCGCAACTCCAGGTTCCATTCAATTCTGGCGTTGCGTGGGCGCAGGTTCGGCAATGAACTTCTGGTATCTTGCAGCCGTGACATATGGAAAGATACGGGCAATACCGGCAGCGCCAGTCTGTCATATCTTCGGTTATTCTTTGTGGCGGGTTGTCAGAAAAGACGATTGAGTGAGCCTTTTCAATCAGTTTCATTCCTTCCGCTTTGTCCAGCTTTATGCGTTCGCCGTAGATTTCATCAGTCTCTTTGCATACGCTGAAGAAATAGCATCTATCCAAATCCGCTAAATACATTCCGACTTGGCATTGCGCCCAATACACCGGGATGACTTCCTGAAGCCCTTTTGATTTCAATGATTTGAATTTCTTCGTGTTCATCGTCTTGAACTCTAAGGTGTGTGGTTTGCTGCTTTCCGGGAATCCTTCACCGACACCATCAAGGCTCAACGCGAAGTGACCTCCACACGCCTCAAATCGAACCTGCTTGCCGGTTTCTGGGTCTCTGTCCCACACCGTAACGCCTATGTCGCGCAGGTTTCTGACGATGCGTTCTTCCTCTCTATCGCCAGTCTCAAACAGACGCAGCAATCTGCCTTCAAACTTTGGCGACCAGGCCCAACGGAATTGATACCAAAGAGCACGACTGCATTCGTTCCCAATTTGAGAACCCCCAAGGTGAGGGCGGTGCTCGTTTTTGCGTTTGTCTATGTAATGCTGATAGATGCGCCGGATTGTTTCAGGCGTCGTGTGTTGTTCAAGGTTCATCCCTGCTTTCCCCTTGCATGTCCTATTGTAAATCTAACAGTCTTCAGAGGGCTTGAGCAGAATGTCTCATACTTTGTTATGACATCGACTCCAGTACGCCCTGATGCCTTCTGAAAGACAAAATCAGTTCTTGAGTCTGGCCCATGCAATTCGTGCAAGCTATCAATGATAGCCTTCAGTTCACCAAGTTTCATCTTCATCTCCTTCTATCCAGTAATGGGGCGGCATTACCGCCCCACTTCTTGACAGACGGATGAATCAGCGCCTCCAAGGCGGCGTGGCTGCACCTGGCGAAGCCTGAGCGGGCGCAGGAGCGGCACTACTGCCATTTGTGGCTTCGTACCCGCCGATTTCATTGGAAGGCCCGTAGTTGCCGTCTCCCGGCTTCACCTTCACCTTCACCATGAACGGCTTATCGTGGAGGTCCGTACTGTCGCGCGGTGTCATTACACCAATTGCACGGCAGATTGCCGACAGGGTGCGCTGCGCAATCTCAACAGCAGTGCTGTTGGGGTTGTTGAGGTTCAGGCGCTCAATGAGTTTGCGCCCCTGATACTCGCCCTCGATGATTTCAGCGGTGAGTTGCAGGTAGCTGCCAGTCTGGGCTTTGGTGGGCTTTTCCTCGCTCTGGGAAAAGACTGCCTTATACCATCCAGCCGGGATTGGTTCGTAGGTTGTGTTCGGCTCTACAGTATTGGCATCAAAGCCGCTCAGGTTCATGCTCATGGGTAATGTCTCCTTTACTTGACTGCCCATTGGTTGAAGGGGTTCCCGCCATCAAACGTGAATGGCAGGGGTTCGGTGATGTTGAAGCGATTCTTTGATACGTTGGACGCCTGCGGGTAGCAGATGATTTCGCGTTCCCCCGTGCTGATTGCACGCTTCTTGTCGCCATCGCCGCCACGAACGAATGTCTTGAGGCGAATGAATCCTACAAGATCCACATTGTCCGTGTAATGCGGTATGACTTTCTTGTGCAGCCGAACGGTGTACCGGCTGAACTGATCCATGTCAGGCAAGTCCATGGTTTCAGTGTCGGCATGGCCAATGAACACGATGTTCATTTGACGCTCGTAGGCCAAGTCGCCGGCCCATTCGCGGATTGTGCGATGCCGTTCTGAAGCAGTGTTGTATCCTGCCCCATAGCCACCACCGGCCTGGTTTATTGATTTGGCCTTCGGATCAGCAGCCACAATTTCCGATTCAATCATTGTTGCGAGTTGCGTCACGCTGTCCAGAACCAATGTTTTGAAGTCGTGCTCTTGCGTGGCAAGGGCTTCGATGCCGTCCAGAACGTCCTGACTGGTGCGAGCGATGGGGAATAGCGCCACACCGTCGTTGCCTTGCAGGGAGGACGTGCCGTCTTCCGTGCGGATGAACACCGGGTTCGGGAACATGGCAGCAAGAGTTGTTTTCCCCATGCCTCCCTCACCGAAGATGGTGCAGATGATGGGGCGCTGCCCTGTAGGCCGCTCCAGTTGTTTCAAGTCAATTGCCATTGTCGATAGCCTCCACTTTCACGCCGATTTTGCCTTTCTTGCTTTCAAAGGCATTGGCGATTTTACGCATGTATTTTGGTTCATTTGCAGCCAGCCACTTAAGTCCGGTTGCATCCGCTTCGGTTTTGGTTTTGACGGGCCAGAACTCCATAGGGCACTCGCCACGAACCTTTTCCCATTCCGACTCAATCAGTTTCCGCGAGACGGGTTGCGTCAGCGTAACCTTGTAGCCTTCAAGTTTGTGGGTAATGCTGCCTTCTTCTTTTGCATCAAGGGCGGCAGTCAGTTGTCCCTCGATACCGATGCGGCGCATACGCGCGGCATCTTCTTCCTGCTTGGCCGTGATCCAGTCACGGGCCAAGGAGTCAATGTTGCTCATCGCAACCTCCTGTTTACTTCCATCAACGCCTTGCAATAAACTTGAATACGTTGCATAAGTCAAGCGCGCTTTGCAACAAAAAACGGGGTTACGAAGAATGAAGACGAAGGATGCAATTGCTGTATTTGGTTCCCGCCGCAAGTTGGCCGATGCCTTGGGTGTGAGCACTCAGGCAATTTACCAATGGGGTGAGTTTGTGCCCAAGTTGCGGGCTTACGAGATACTTGAAATTGAACGCTCGCTCAATTCTCCTGTATCTTGCGATGAATGATTGAAGGTCTGCCCTTTCCGCCTTCGGGCTTGGAAGTCATGCGTTCAATGGGGTAGTCAGCACACACCATTTCAAGCAGGCCGTCTCGCTCGTATTTCTTCAGGTTCCCCAGCTTTGGAACAGAATCAATCAATTCCCGCATCGTCATGCCTGTTGGCCCTGCCTTCATTATGCACTCTCCAACCTTCTTGCGCAGAGCATCCGTGTCACCTTCAGCCAGGTTATTTGACATGGTTTGGAGTGTCTGGCGTGCATAGTAGTCAACATAGTCGATTGCCCACTGCGCTGCTGCTTCGGTGATTTCCTTGTCGCCAAGGCTATGAGCGACAATCAATGACAAGCGCATGGCGATTTCTCGCGTTCTGTTGAGCATATCTCCTTGCACTGGCGGCAAGTCATCCTGCCATTCGTTCAGGCGCCTCTCGTAGTCGCGCAGCAATTCTCTTGCAGCCTTGCTGAATGGTATCAGGACTGGCATTGGTGGCATCTCGTGGCCATTATCCTGCTGGAGCATACCACCGCCTCCTCCTGTTGCCTTGGAGGATACTTTCACCCAATCCACAACGCTTTGCGGCGGATCAATCATTGCTGGTGTTCTGGACAGTTCCCGTGGTCTATGGCTTTCGACAATCAGGAATCGGTTCAGGAACCCGCTGGCCACATCCTTCCCGCCAATTGCTTCATAGAAAGTTTCCGGTGTCGTCATGCCGATTACAGTGATTGACGGGCACTTGATTTCAACATCAAGGGCTTTCTTCTGCCCTTCCGTCATTTGCAGTGTAGCATATCCGACGTTGCGCAGAGTTTTTGTTTGCCGTCCGAACGCTTCCATCATCATCGTGAGGGCGTCTTTCTTGTGCTGATTTCCTCTTGCGCCGGCACTGGACAGCATGGAGCCGAACTCGTCTATGACAGCGATGTGCGTCGGCTTGTCCTTCAAGGAACTGATGACACCCGGCGCTGAGGTATATCCATTCGGGCCGCGCAGATGGATTGCGTCTGCCGCTTCAAGGACTTCC